AACTCATGGAAACAGGGTTAGCCCTATGCTTGTGCCGATCAACAAAGATGGATCATTTACTGTGTACGGCAAGCTGTATGGATGATCTAATAAGGGACATCTTCCCACTTAGGCGCACAATAGATAATGCTGTGGATGATGCAGAATTGTTACCATTTCGTTATCAAAAGAAAGCCAAATAGTCCCAGATCTGTGGTTCACTAATCCTGTAGCCAGCCGAATGAGCTGACACAAGGGAGCAAGATGAAAACAACGATAGGCAACAAAACAGCGGCATTGGAATATGCCAAAAGAGGTTGGGCAGTAATGCCACTTAAAGCTAAAAAGAAAGATCCCCATTTCGATTTGATTAAAAATGCTTACTTGGGCGCGACTACAGATGAAGCTCTAATCGAGTTTTGGTTTGATGTAGATCCAACAGCCAACATTGGCATTGCTTGCATCACATCTGGGCTTGTGGTTTTTGATGTGGATTTTAGAAATGGTGGAGAGATCCTGGAAGAATTTGGGCAGACTTACACAGTCCAAACAGGCGATGGATTTCATTACTATTACCAGGCAAACCAATCATTATCATTTAGAGGATCATTAGAGTCTGGCATAGATATCAAGCACAAAGGATATGTAGCAGCTGCACCATCAATCCATCCTAATGGCAAGATCTACACAGTAATAAACGATATTGAACCAGCAATGATTACAGTTGAATTATTAGAAATGGGAGCAAAATGAGTGACACATGGTTTTTCTTTATATTTTTGGCAGTAATTCCATTTACACTTGCATTAATTTATGAGACTGTGGCACATAATAACTACCAACGCGGATTGCGTGAGGGATACCATCGAGGCAGGGCAGTCAATCGCCAGGAATTTTGGGCAGAATGAAAGCTAGAGAGGTATTACAAAGTGCAACCGATGTCATGCAAGATCGTGGTCGAATTTACGGTCATCCGAAAATCAACCAGGATCGGATCGCTCGGAGACTTACCAATTTACTTGATTTCCCAATCGAGGACTACCAGGCTTGCCTTGCAATGGTCGAGGTCAAGCTCTCAAGAATCCAAGAATCACCAACTCACATCGACTCATACATCGATGCCTGTGCTTATCTCGCATTAGCTTGCGAACTCAAAAATGGAGAGGATGAATTATATGTTTAACCTAGATGAATACACCACAGTACGCGAAAGAATTATCGAGTTTTGGAAAAGGTACCCAAATGGACGGATTGAAACTGAGATATTGGAATGGTCAGATAAACGCTTTATCGTTCGTGCAGCAATTTTTAGAGAAACCACAGATCAACATCCATTCGCGACTGGGCTTGCAAATGAAGTTATTTCAGACCGCGGCGTTAATAAAGATTTTGCGCTGGAAAACGGAGCGACTTCTGCAATTGGTATCGCTTGTGGCAACGCGAACATCGGCGTAGATAAGCATAAAAGTAGCCGCGAAGAGATGAAGAAAGTGATTGAGGTTAATAAAGCTAAAGAGCCTGTTGTTGAAGGGCATAAGGATTACTGGACTACTCCATTTGGAGAGCAAGAGGAATCAATTAAGAAAGTCCCAGCTCCTAGCACAATGGATCAAGCTGTAAATACTGTTGCAGAAATTCTAGGTACAGAGAAAGCATTACCTCAATGTAAGCATGGAGAAATGAAGCTAAACACAGGCAACAAAAATGGCAGGGAATGGGGCGGTTACTTCTGTAAGCATATTGGCGTAGGTGGCTCAGAGCCTAAATGTCCAACAATATGGGCGCAGGTTACAAGCTCTGGAACATGGGAACCACAGAAAGCGAGAGCATAATGGGAAACATAGAAGTCTATAATCATGATGGTTTGGGCAGTTGGACTAATTTAGATGATGTTGAATTTATTGAAACAATTAACTGCCAATTATGTAATGAGCCAACACAATGCAGCGATATATTTGCCAATCTTTATATAAAGGATGCACAGATCATAATTGGATCTTGGCAATGTCGCAAATGTCATGCTGTCAATGGATAAAGACACACTAATTGCAATCCTTACTGGATTAGCCTTAGCTCTATCATTTGTGATGGGATACTTAGTTAATGGCTTCACAGCATAGGAAGCACAGAGGTTTCCGCACAGAGCGTGTTGTAGCACAGTACCTATCGACTGTGTGGCAGGGCGCAACTGTCGGAAGGGGTAGTGGCAAGGATATTGTTAATGTACCATTTGATGTAGAAGTCAAAGCAAGGGTTGGTTTTCAACCATTGGCGTACATGAAACAATTGAAGGCTCGCACAACAATATCTGGGGAGATTGGTTTTGCATGTCTCCGACTCAACGGACAAGGTGAGAGCGCAGAGGACTATGCATGCGTGATCCGATTGGGTGATCTGTTGCCACTACTCCAACTTAAATACGGTCACTTAGATAAAGAGCCTACAGATGCAGATATTGACCGATGCACTATCTGTGGGACTTATATGATTCGGAGATGTTTAACATGCCAGCCTATGACTACAAATGTAATCGATGCGGTTTAATCAATGAGCTACACCATGGATGGTATGACAAGCCAACAGTCTTATGTACTTACTGCAATGAACCTATGACTAAGACATTTGCAGCTAATCCAATACATTTCAAAGGTAAGGGATGGGGCAAAAACTAATTCGACACGCCGTTTGACCTGCACTTATAGTTAGGAGTTTGACATGAATGGTACTCTCAGGGCTAGTGCCCATCAGGGGCACAGAGCGAGCCGCTCGCGGATAGCTCGCTCGGTAGCCATCGCTATTGGGATAACTCTATTATCACCAATGTATGATGCTAATACAGGGCAAATAGATAGCTTCAAATACAACCCAAGGAAATACATAAATGCCACAATGCCTAAGCATGAAGCCAAATGCATTAAGTTACTAATCAGTAAAGAATCAGCTTGGAATTACAAAGCGGTTGGCAATCTATCTAGTCCAACAAAGAGCTATGTATATGGATTACTACAGATAAAGAATCCAATAGCTAAAGACATGAACCCTATGCAACAGATACAGCTTCACATGAGATACTTGGATCATAGATATTCAGGCTCAGCGTGCAAGGCATGGGAAACATTTAAGATCAAGGGATGGCATTAATGGCAAGACAGTCAGCCTTAAGATCCACAGGATCGACAGCACTATGGAGAAAGCTTAGAGCCCAGGTATTAAAGAGGGATCAGAATGCTTGCTACTACTGTGGTCAATACGCAGATACTTGTGAGCATTTGATAGAAAGATCCAAAGGCGGCACAGATTCAATGGATAACCTGGTTGCAGCTTGTAAGAAATGTAATTACTCACGCGTAGGATCAAAGAGGGGTGCCTTTTTTAAACAGCCTTTGACACCCATGACCCCCCTTGCATCTTTTACCCCTAAAAACGACGAGATAAGCCACTACCAGATAGACTCTGACTAGATATGACTAAATCAGACTCAAACACGCTTAAAACGCCTCAGGTGGCTTACCTAGGGGCGACAGAACCGCGTATTAGGTCAAAACCAGTTGATTTGCCTTCAAAAGGGCAAGAGATGATTGATTTTGTTGAGCAAATCATTAATCCAGAGACCAATGAGGTCTTCCAGCTTCTACCTTGGCAGAAATACCTGGCAATTGAGATGCATCGAGTCCGAGAAGATGGGCGCTGGTATCACAGCGAAATCGGAATCTGCATGGCAAGGCAGCAAGGTAAATCAACATTTATGGCGCTACGCATTTTGACTGGCATGTATTTGTGGGGCGAAAAGATGCAAGTCCACACAGCTCACAAGCTAACTACATCATCTGAAATCTTTTGGAAGATTGATGACATCATTCAGGCTAATGCATCCCTTGCTGGTCAGTTTATTAAAAAGTATGAAACAAAGGGATCACAAGAAATCAAAACTAAAAACTCCCGTTACCTGGTAAGAGCTAATAACTCAGCATCTCGCGGTATTGCTTCCGTTGATTGCATCCACTTAGATGAAACACGCGAGTACCAGGATTTAGATATTTGGGCATCCTTGCGCTTTACTCAAATGAGTGCTAAGAATCCAATGGCGATTAGCTACTCAAATGCTGGAGATCAACATTCTGTCATTCTAAATTCCCTGAGAGCTAGAGCTGAGGCAGCGATCGCTGGCAACAATGATGCAATCGGTTGGTTTGAGTGGTCTGCTCCAGATGTGGAGATTGGCGACACGCCAGAATTCTGGGATGCGGTTAGATATTCAAATCCATCCTTGGGTTATACCGTACATCCTGACAATTTGCGAGCAATCTTAAATGATGATGAATCAACCATTAAAACAGAGGTCATGTGTCGTTGGGTCAATGTTCAAAACCCTGCTATCAATCCATCTGCCTGGGAAGCTGCAGCGGATAAGAAAATGAAGCTAGACATTGAAGCTACTACTTGGATGGCAATCGATTTAAGCCCAGACAGAAGATCAGGCTGTTTAGTCGCCGCCCAGCAAATTGAAAACAGCGATAAATTCAAAGTTGTATTGCTGGAGACTTATAGCAACCCTGTAAATATCGATGATAAGCAAATGGCTAACTCTGTGGCAGATTGGGTTAAAAAATTCCACACAGAAACGGTTGCTTACTCCAGGCAAACCGCTGGAGCAGTCGCTACGCGCTTAATCCCTGGCGGTATTTCCGTTACCCCGATAGATGGAGCCTTGTACGGACAGAGTTGCGATGAAATGCTTTCGGCTGTCATATCGGGTCGGTTGATCCATAATGACAATCCAGAAATGAATAAGCAAGTGCTTTCAGCTGTGAAATTACCATTTAAGGATGGCGGCTGGTACCTTGGAAGAAAAGTCTCGAACGCTACAATTTGCGCAGCTGTGGCAATGAGTATGGTTTCCCATTTTGCAACACGCCCAGAATCAGAGGCAGATATAGTATTCGGATAAATCGGACATTATGGTACAATTGGTGCCAATGGGACTTAAAGATTTATTTGTAGCAGCTCCTAAGACTCCAAGCGAATCTGTGGATGTATCTGCCGCGCTTTCACCATTTACGGTAAGCGCCTATCCTTTAACATACGGCACTACAGCATCAAGAGCAGAAGCGATGGCTGTGCCAACAATTGCAAGAATTAGAAACCTACTGTGTTCTACTGTGGCAAGTCTGCCAATCGAAACTTACAACAAATTTACTGGCGCACATGTAGAGCCTAACCGAGTATTTAACCAACCAGATCCAAGAGTGCCAGGATCTTACACTTACGCATTTGTTGCAGAAGATTTACTATTTCGCGGCGTGTCTTATGGACT